CCGCTTTAATGCAATGTAATAGGCTAAACCCGCCGCTAAACAGGGGTAAAACCGAAACGGAAGGTCCATTGTGTTGGTGTATATGTCCGCATCGTCCATCCTAGTCAAAGCGTTATAGTATATAACGTCAGTATTGTTTTCTGGAACGGGCCAAACGTTTAAAACCGGTGTGTTTTGACGGTCTAGGAAGAACTGGTTTACTCTTCCCTGCGTTGTTTTGTTGGGGATAGTAAGAAACCCGTCACGACTTAGGCGTGTTAAAGAGTAATCGGTGCCGTCCCTCTGAACAACCACCGACAAGATGTCTATTACATCATTACCAAGGCTATATGTACCGTCTGCGGCCACAGTAGTGATAGTGCGCTGCTTAATAGTCCACTGGTTAAGACCCCGGTTAGCCCATTCCGCCAACAAAAGATTAAGAGACCGTTTAGCTGATTTAAGGTCGTATCCGGTGCGAACTTCAAGCCCACAACGTTCAAACGCTTCCTCAACGTAATCAGCCACGTCTAACTCAAAGTCTTTGCTGTTAGATAGGGTCATCTTATTCCTCGTTGTAAAGGTTATCGAATATTTTAGTTACATCTAACGTGTAGTCTAGGTCAGATTTAGAATAATGTATATGCTGTGATGGTTTGAAGTCCGGCGCTCCCTCACCTGTCTCAAACCATGCTGGATGCGTGACCCTTACTCTATTGTTGGGTAACGCTACTATATTTCCTGTCCACTTCCCCGCGTCCAGAAGCTGTAATACATGAGCTTGCTTATGCTGGGCCGGGTCATCGGCCACATCTGTATCAGTATAGTCCACAGTAAACAGGTATTTGGCAGGGTAGAACCCGCCATCAATCTTTGCCATCCAAGGACAAGGCGTGGCCCTGTCTAGCGTATACACCGCATGCGTGTGAGACGGACAATCCCAAGGTTGTGCGGCATGCACGGGCATGGCTTCTGGCCACTCCTCAAACCTTTCATCGGCTACCAGAGCCGTTATAGGCATCCTAGCCCACATAGCGCCGCCATGGACGTTCTCGTCGTCATCTTCATCTGCCTCACAACCGGTAAAGATTACTTGAAAGCTCAAGCATCGGTTAGGCATTGTAGTAACGGCAATAACCATAGCATGCAGAAATTCGCCGTGATAACGCTCATGGTTGACCGTATATTCACGACGAACCCAACACTTAAAGTGTGGTATGTTGCTTTGCAAAAATGGCATATTAAATTTTTACCACTTTCATGCCCATTCCTTTTGCAGCGGCCCTAAGCTGGGTAGCAGTCATTGCTGTTCCGCCAGCCTTCATTTTAGCAACGCCGCCTTTAGCGTAACCTTTTTTAGCCATGCCTTTTTTAGCCATGCCGCCATTAGCCATTTTCTTCACGGCTCCGCCTTTAGCGTAACCCTTTTTCTTCATGCCTTTTTTAGCCACGCCGCCTTTAGAAAAACCTTTTTTCTTCATCATAGTCTTTGCTCCTGTAATAGGGCCTCCTGCGCTTGCTTTAATAACAGGTTTAGCCGTTTTAGCCGCATCTTTAAAAGCTGCGGCGGTGGGGGCTCCTTTAGAGCCCGGTTTTCGCATTTTTTCCCCAGAACCCTTTGCAATTCTAGCCTGTTTGTTTCGTATATTTGAATATAAGCCTTGTTTAGCCATTAGGTACACTTCCATCTTTTGCGGGCTTGACGCAAACGACTGTTAGGGTCTTTTGCCGCCTTGGGGAATTTTTTCATTTGACCGGCAGACCGAGCGCAATAAGACTTACGCCGCTTTGCATCCGCGCTACCTTTTTTAACTTTTCCAGTAACCGCGGTTTTTAACTTAGAACCGGGGTTCTTTTTTCGGTGAGCAGCCACACCTTTCTTAGTCATTCCCGCCCCAGATTTAGTGGGACGGTAATTAGTCTTGTTTCTTTTTATCGGCGTATCTTTGCTCAAGAAAAACTCCTACGCGTGGTAGAACATCATAAGATCGAATTGCGGAACAACAAATGTAACAAAGCAACCGTCTTTAAACAGTACGCCCTCATCCGGCATAAACGGGTCGTCAGAGGCGTTGTCAGTCCCAATAGAGCGAAACTGAATTAGTTCTGTGCCTGTAACACCGCCGTTTCGTAGGTTGGCTTTTCCAGCGGTCCCGCCAGAATAAAAAGAAAACCCTTGCAAACGAGTGCGTCCCGCGAAGATTACGCCTGCCGCATTAGCATTAATACCTGCGGTTACGTTGCCAGCGGGGTCACCAACTGCGGTTATGCTTGTAATTGTTTTAAAATATCCGGCGCTAGTTGCGGTTCCATCGTCGGCACCGGTAAGGTTTTCAGTAAGGGCAGCGCCGTTTACATCAGTCCCTACTATGTTAAACGAAATACCGTCATCGTCGCCTGCGGACAAAATTGTGACTTGTCTTGCAGAAGCGTTTGTAACGCTACCGCCAGAAGCCAATGCCCCGTTAATTGTTAATGCGGCGTTATTACCAACGGCCGCTATCGTTGAAATTCCATTAGGGTCGGCAGCCACCTCATCGCTGATGATGACTGGGGTTACGTCTGATCCTGCCATTTCGGCCTCCTAAAATTGAAGGCGGGGCGTTAAACCCCGCCAAATTAAACATTAGCCGTTATCAAAATCTACATTCATGCCAGTGATGCGAATCCAGATTTTACCTGCTGTGTACGCTGCATTTGTAGCAGCACCTTGAACAAGATAGATAAACTTTTTAGACAAAGCCGCCATAGTAGCAGCCGAATCAACAGCGTTGTAGTAACCTAAAGTAAGGTCGCCGTTGTTCATCATCTGAGTTCCGCTGGCTACAGCCGCACCAGACGCGGTTGTTCCCGTAGCTGAAATGTCTACGTTAATATCTGGATCACCGCCTGTTGGTACTTCAACACAGCCAAACTCAAGAAGTATAGGAATGCCGTTAACTTCTTTAGTTAGTTCCGCAATGTACGCATTAGCAGAAGTTCCGACACCAATAATACGATCTCCTGTAGCTGATCCAACAAACCCGCCGTGAAGGTCAATAAGAATAGTTGTCGTGATTGTGCCACCAACCTTGCTAACAAAAGTGTTAATAGAAGCATCAGCAATACCAGAGCCGTGCGCGTTCGGCACGATACCAAAAATAGTAGCACCCGTATCTAAGCTGGCGTTGTTTGCGCCTGCGGCTGTGCCTGTGCTTGTGTCAACGACATTGTTGCCTGTGGTGGCAATCGTCTGCAACGCAAATTGCGAAGGTGTAATTGCACCAGTTGTTGTGTTTTTAGTGACTTGCTGGAAGCCGTTTTCAGAACGCACTGGTCCTGAGAAAGTAGAATTACCCATGAGAATCTCCTGTCAGGGTTAAGTCAGCCGCAAAATACGACTGTCAGGGATGCCCAAACAGTACACGGTTCTAAAACAAAAAGAAAGGGGCCACCGAAGCAGCCCCCTCTTATAGATAGACTTTTAGTTATGCGCCAGGTGAGCCGAACACACAACGTGGGTCGCTAAAGCCAAAGCTGTAACGCTCCCGTGCCTTGAAGCGCATGTTCCCTGTGTCGAAATCTGCTTCCATGTTAGTGGAAAGCGGAGTCCGCTCAAAGTGAACAAAGCCGCGAGGCGCGTCAGTTTTGATGAAGAACGCATCTGGGTCAGTAAGGAAGTCATTGACGGCATAGCCTTCAGGTAACATCCCCATTGAACGAATTGCGTTAGTGTCGTTGTCCGAAGTACCGACGCGAAGGTTGGAGACCATCAGGCGCTCTGCAACGAATTGCAATTGCCGTGGGATCATCAACTTCATGCCGCGGAGAGCGACCTTCAAGCCACGTTCGTCAACATAACCAGCGATGTTGATAAGAGCGTCTTCCAAAGAAGTTTCGTTCAAATCAGCAGCAGTTGATGGTTCGTTGGCAAAAGTTCCACCGTTTGTAAGCGGGTGATCAGTGGCGCAAAGTGCAACACCGTCTCCGCCAGCAGATGCACCAGCGGCGAACGCATTGTTCAGTACCGCAGCGGCTTTAACCTGCTTAGAGTGGGCCATTGAGCGGGCGAGGGCGCGTGTGTAACGACTGCCGAGACGGTCGTACAAGTTGTCCTCGATTGCTTCCTCTGTTATAGAGAACGCAAGCGCAACGGTTTCGTGGTTGTAACGAGCTGTATATGCTTCGTTAGCATCGTCAAACGAAATGCCGGAACCTTCAGATTTTGTAGGTGCCGAGCCAAATCCGGCCAACATAACTTCCTCCTCAAACGCTCTGTCTGATGATTCAGTTGTGTAGATCTCGCCGTGTTGGTTTTCGTAACGACTGTACTCCATACCAAACAAGGCGTTGAGACCTGGTTCAAGCTCTTTCGCTAGTTGTGCGCGTGAAATAGCCATATGTTAGTCCCCCTTATACGCCGGTCGTAGCAACAGTGCCAGCAGCAATGGAACCAGTAGGCGCATTGAAGTGGTTGTTGATACGAACGATTAATGGAATACCAGCGACAGTGAAATCCGA